ACCAATCGACCAAAATCAGTAATATGTTGAATTTTAAAGGAAAATGGTACCGCCTCCCCGGTTCGAACGGGGGACCTCTAGATCCACAATCGCGACATTCAGCAATAAAATCAGCGTTATTCCGACGGTTCCGCGTCTGTTCACGGGCTGCACTATCAATCACTTACTGGGTGCGTCGGAATGGATGGGCGCTGATTTTGTGGGCGATTTCCTGCGCCGCACTCGCCGCTTTCCTGATTTGGGCCTGGCCCTTCGGACCGGTCGAAAACCCCATCCCCTATCGCTGACCGGACGCCATTCGGCGCCTAGCCCCGCATGTCCGGCGTGGAGTGAAGCGGCGGCGGCTCCTTCCGCTCCAGCCTGAAACGCTGCTGCAGCATCTCTGCCACCCGCCGCGCGATGTATTCGGCATTGTCGGCCGACTTCACGTCACGCCGCGATGCCGGCAGCTTGTGCCGCATGGCGAAGGCGATATCGAAGACCAGGTCGTCAAAGGCGACGTCCGGATCTCTTTGAGTGTTTGGGGAAATGGGTTCGGGTGCATCCTGATCCATGCTGGATCCTCCATCGATGCCCCTAATGCCGCCAGGCGCGAATGTGGCGGCGGCCGGCCGGGCGGTCAAGCCCGGCCGGTTCAATGGCGGCTTTGACACGCTATCCATCTCGATCTTGAATGGCAGAGAAATGGAGCAGGGACTGCCATGCCTACAAGCGATCTCGAAGAGCATAAACGTCGCGCACATGATTGGCGGCAGGACACCGCCAAGCTTCTGGCAACCCTGTTGATAGCTGGCAATGGCGCTGGCTTGCTGACCACAATCAATGTCGCAGCGGCGATCTCATCGGTATCCACCTCGCCACCGCCATCCTACCCCGCCTGGATCTTTTTGGGTGGGGTCATTGCCTGCTTTTTCACCATCTTCCTACGCGGTCGCGAAGTAGCTCAGTATCTGGAGTACCTTGATGATGATCGGGATGAGAAGCCGGACACAATGGCGCTAGGGTTTATGGCCACGACAGCAGGCGCCTGCTTTGTCGCCGGATCGGTCAGTGCATTATTGGCCCTCTGGCCGATCTAACCCTCTCCGCCTCCACCCGCCCCCACCAGCCCTGACACGCCGCAATAACCCTGTCGCGGATCTGCGCGGCTTCGGTCATGTCGGCGGCGCGCTGGCGCCAGTCCTGCCAGTCCGGCATCGCCCCGATCGGCGGCGGCAGGGCCAGGCATTCGGCCGGCGGCGTTTCGATCTGCTCCTGGACGATCCGCTCAATCTCCCGGATCTGCGGCTCCAGGCTCGGCGGGGGTGAGACCGAACGCGGCGTTGTACATCCGCACATCATCAGGCAGGCCAGGACAGGCCCCATCAGGATTCGCATCGAATTGTCTCCGCAGGTCTTGTGCGGACGCCGTCAGGCTCCGCATCTCTTCCAGGAATTGCGCGCTCTGCTCCGTGCGCCAGGCGCGATCGGCGGCCAGCCGCACCTCGGCCGTCTCGGCCACGCCGGCCAGGCGGCCAGCCTCTTCCTCGACGCGCTCGACCACCGCATCGAGATTGACCAGCGCCGAAGCGGCGCGCTCATGCGCCTTGCCGAGCTGATAGGAAAAGACCGTCGAGCCCAGACCGAAAGCGCCGGCCACGGCCACACCGAACAGGGCGCCGCGCACGCCGGCGGACAGTTTGCCTAGCATGACTTCCACTCTCCATTTTTCAGCCAGCCGTGCCAGATCGTCCCCATGCCGCCCGTGTCCGTTCGCCTGTATTGCCGGTGCACGGAAGGGTGCAGGGTCGGGCTGTCCAGATCGTCATTGAATTCCCAGCTCGGCTGCTCGGCGCAGGGACGCAGCTTGATGCCGCACTCTGCCCCGTCTCCGGACGGGCACTTGAACAGCATCTCGCGAGAGCCATCCTTGAACACTTCAATGGTGAAGGCGCCGGGCGGGTGGTCGGCACCGTCTTCCCATTCCTCATAGGGAATGAAGACGGCAGAGCAGGACGCGGTGGAGGCCTGAATCATGCCGACACCCAAACAATGCCCACCCAGACCAGTTTGCAGGCTAGGTGCAGTGCTTGATCGGCATTGAATGAAATGCGCCCCCGGCACTTCATGTCATCGATGAGGAAGTGAGACACCGCCTCCGCCATGCCAAGCCACCAGACGCCCGTAAGCAGCGCCACAGCTGCGCCATGGATCGAGGCATGAGCGCCGAGCGCCTGATACCAGGGCACACCCGGAAGAGGCTGCATCCGATTCTTGGCACGGGACAGGAAGTCGCCCTGCAGGGGATAGTCGCAGAGCGCGTGCGCCGCGACCAAGGCGAGAAGCAATTCGATGAGGCTCACAGCCCCGCCTCCCCGGCCCCGCGCGGATCCAGCTCGCCCCACCAGCGCTGGACGCGATCGACATAGGTGCGGGTCTCATTGGCATGATGGCCGGTGACGGCCGGCAGGCAGGCGCGGATCTCGCGCCAGTCGCGCTCGCCGTCGCACAGGCGCTGGGCGCGGATGATATTGCCCGCGCCGGCATTGTAACTCGCCAGCGCCAGACGCCAGCGCTCCACCTCCGGCCGGGGCGAGCGCCAGACGGCCATCTGGCGCATCATGTACCAGGCGCCCGCCTCGATCGCGATGTCATCATGCGGGCTGGCGCGGATGCCGAAATGCGCCTGCGCTTCGGCCCAAGTCGCCGGCATGAATTGCGCCAGACCGGCCGCACCCACCGGCGATATCGCCGCCGATCGGCACAGGCTCTCCTGGTAGATCTGCGCGGCCCAGGCATCGGGATGCTGGAACGCGCCCCAATAGGCGGCCACGGCCCGCTCGATATCGGCCCTGTAGGGCTCACAGGCCGCGAAACGCGCGGGCCAGGCCTCCATGCCCGCGAGTGTCTCGTCAGGCTCATCGCGCGCGTCAGCGGCGATGAGGGCGGGCGAATGCGCCACGCCGCCCGGCCAGGCGGCCGGCGTCGGCGGCTGGCCCATTGCGGCGCCGGTGATCATGGCCAGAGAGATCGCCACCATGCCCAGCCAGATCGCCGAGGCAAAGGGCTCCTTGCGGATCGCTTCCAAGGTTTCCGGCTGGAAGACCGAGATGGAGCGGATCCAGAAGAACAGCCGCAGACCGAACATCCAGAGGACGAAGCCCGCCAGCGCCGTCAGGCCCTTCCAGAGAATGCCGCCGGCCAGCGGCTCGCCCCAGGCCACCGGCGCAAACAGAAGGGCCAGCGCGACCAGGACGGCCGCGACCGTCCAGGTGATCGAGCCGGAGAAAGTGTTCCGGATCCAGTCCAGCATGAAAACCTCCATGGATTGAAGACATGAAAAAGGCCGCCCCGAATGGAGCGGCGAAGATGTCGGCCGAACGCCGTTCGGCGGGTCAGCGATCGGGGCCGCGCATATGCGCGGCCTCCAGCCGCGATAGACGGCCGGACAGGGCATCCGCCTCGCGGCGATAATCCTCAATAATGCGGCCATCCACATCGGCCTGGCGCGAGGAGGCGGCGGCTTGACTGTCCCGCAACGAAGCCAGAACCGCCAAGAGCCGCTCTTCGCGGCCACCTTCGATCGTCATGATGATCCAGATGGCCCCACCAATGGCGGCCGTGCCGATTGTGCCCAGCGCCCCGATCAGGGCGATGATGGTTTTCCAGTCCGTCCGGCTGCGCTGATTATATTCCCGCAGGAAGCCCGACAGCTTGTCGGTCAGCCCGTCCACCGATTTAACCAGGCTGGAAACCTCGCCCTCCAGACGGTCCTGCCGGCGCTCGGCCTGTTCAACCCGGCGTGCCAGATCCGCCGGCGGCACCACGCTTTGCTCGCCCATGCCTTTCCTCCCCTATGCGCGCATCAGGCCCACAAGGCCTCCCAGATGAAGTCTTTGTCGAGGGTGAGCGTGCCGGCGACCGCGTCCACCGTGCCGGTTGATCCGCCATCGCGCTCATAGTTGAAGGTCTGCGTGGCCGAGAGGCCCAGCGCCGCCATGTCGAGCGTGAAGGATGATGCGCCCGTACCGGCCGAAGCGCCGGCGGTCGGCACATAATCCAGCGCGGATCCGCCCTCATTGACCTGGGCACCCCAACACCCCGCCGCCCCGGAGGCCGACAGATTGTAGACCGGGTAGACATAGACGGACGTGCACCCGGCCGGCGTGGTAAACTGGAAGTCCTTTCGCGCCAGGCTTGGCGCCGTATAGACCGCCTGCACGATCTGGGCACCATTGGAGATGTCATAGGCGCGCCAGGCTACCGTGCCGGCCGTGACATGAGCCCAGAAGCTGAATGTATATTCGGTTTCGGCCTCCACCGTCAGCGGTCCATAGCGGGTATAGCCGCCACCGGAGCCGCTATCCGTGATCAGGTCCATCCCGGTCCCGCCGACCGGATCAGCCATGGCATCAGACGCGACGGACGCCCCCAATGTGGTCCAGCCAGCGCCGCCGATATCCTCGGAGCGCGGATGCAGATTCGTGATCGCGTCTGTCAGTTTCAGCCCGACACCCGCTGCCATGGGCAGGACATCCGGCCCGAACGGCACCAGAAGCCCGGCCGCATTGGCGACATAGCGTGTGCCCGCCTCGGTGAAGGAAAGCCCGGGCAGGCCCGCCACCGGCCGCGACCCGCCGCCAATGGCGGCCTCACGGCGTTTGAAGTCGATCGCCACACGCGGCATCGCGCCGTCGAGTGTGGCGCGCTGGGCAGCCAGGCGGGAAATGCCCGGCCGCCGCCGCGCGGCGCCATAGCCCATCATGGCTAATCCATATCCACTTCGATGATGGAGATGAGCTGGCCCTCCTCCACCGCGACCGGCTCGACGATCGGCCCGATGATCAGACGGCCACCATTGCTGGACCCGTCTTCCGTGGCGGTCGGATCAGAACCCACCGCGACGCGGACGGCGCCATAGGGCACCGCGATCAGGGCGTGCGTTTTGCCGGCCGGAACCGTGACACGGGATCCGCCGGCCCAGGCCGTGCCGGACACATCCGCGAACGCGCCATTGGCATGTTCGGCCACCAGCATCCGCGCCGGGCGCCAATTGCCATCGAGCGATGCCCGATCGGAGAAGGTGCAGAAGGAAACATCGACTTTCATGGGATCATCCTTTCGGGCATGAAAAAGCCCCGCCGAAGCGGGGCCTTTTCAGTTCAACGGTCGAGACGGGCCTAGTCGGCCTTCGGGGCCAGCTTCGGTCTGATTTGCTGATCGAATTGATGGCGCGCATTCGTCGCCATATTCGTCGCAGCGACGCAGCCCTGCGTCTGTTCCGGGCTGGCCGACATGAACAGGCCGACGGCTTCGGACAGCTGCGTCAGAAGGTCATCGACCTTGGCGGCGACCGCCCGGTTCTGTTCGTCTGCGGCTTTCGCGTATTTGGCCTGATTGGCCGCGAGATCATTCGCCATGAGTTTTCCTTTCCTGGCGTGAGTTGATGAAAGGGGGTCGCCCTTATTGGGAGGCGTTCAGGATGGCCAGGGCGCCGGAGGCGAGCAGCGGGACGACCTTCCAGCGCTTGAAAACCCGGGCCTGCAGCAGAACCTGTTCATTCGGGGTCAGATCCTGCTCGCCGCCGGCATGGATGCGGCGGGCCAGAATGTCGCGTTCGAGCATCCCGTCCGCCGTGGTTTCCTTGTCGTCACCTTCCAGGGCCTGGGTGAGCGCGGTGGTGCACACACGCTTCAGCGTCATGGTGTCCATGGGCAATTCGCCGGTCGTCTTGTCCGGCTCCATGCTGGAGGGAATGCGGATCGGGGTGCCGTCCAGGTCCGTGATGACCTGATCAAAATCGAACTTCATGAGGTGTTCCTCTTCGGAGATTGTTGCGGAGAGCGGAGACACCCGCCCCGACCGGTCTCCGCAGACGGCCAGGGCGGGCAACCGGCGAAACGCGCCGGAACAGGTAAAAAGGGTCAGGCCATCGTGCCGGCCGCGGCTTCGATCTGCGCCAGTTTCGCGGTCAGGGCCGCTTCGGCTTGCGCCTTGATTTCAGCGACCCGATCAGCGCCAACCCATCCGGCGCGCTGCGCCTGAGCGCCGGGCTCGTCATCATCATTACTGATGGCCACCTCGAAATTGTCCGGGTTCGGATCACCCAGGCGTTCGGTGCCGATGATGCGCTCGGAGACGGCTGCCTCGCCTTCGCCGCTGGTCGCGATGCATTGCCAGTGGACGGTGTGAACCGTGCCGGCCAGCCCGCCGACGGTATGGAAATCAACCGGCGAGAAATTGATCGTGGTGGTGATGGTCATAGGGTTTCTCCTATGCGGCTTCGAGCGCTTCCACGCGCTCGGCCAATTGTTGGATGCTCCGGTGCAGAGCCGGAACGATTTTCGAATGATCAACGCCCCACAGATCATCTTCCGTGGCACCCTTCGTCACCATCTGCGGAACGAAGGAGTCGGCCTCCTGCGCGATATAGCCAAAGGGAAAGAAAGCGCCATCGGCCCGCATCTCGAATTGCCGAACGGGCATGGAGCGGATCACGGAAAGAGCATCGCCAGCGGCGGAAATGTTCGTCTTCGCGCGCACGTCTGACGTAGTGTTGTAGGTGGTCAACGAACCCGTTACCGAGATGGTCCCGACTTGGGTGTTCTGGCGAATGAAGCTCGCAATGGACCCGTCAGAGTCGAGGCGGCGTAGTCCCAGCGGGGGATTGCCCGAGCGGCTGACAGACAACAAGCCGCCGGCCGTAAAGAACATCCCCGTTTCGGAGCCCGAGAGCGCGGCGCCGTCATAGTCGCCAAACTTGCCGTTGCCCTGAACATGCAAGGCCTCATCCGGGCTGGTCGTGTTGATGCCGATCCGCGCGTTCGCAGCATCCCAAACCGCGCCAACCGTCGAGTTGGCCTTGTAGAAGGACGCCCCGCCGTCATGTTCGAGACCGAACAGGTTGCGCGCAAATGCGTAGGCATCCGAAAGCGCCTGAATCGTCAGCGCATTGCTGCTGGCCGCGCCGAACCCGTAATAGCGCTTCCCCGCCGTCGCCGCCGTGGTGCCGACAACCAGGCGAACGGTCGAGGCGTTGGACTCAAAAATGCCAGGCAGAGAAGCTCCTGCTTTCGAGGCGTGCACCAAAGCGGACGGTGAGGAATGACCGATCGCGAGACCGGTTGAATCGAGAAACCAGCCCAGCGAGCCGCCAACAGCGGCGGCCAGCTGATCAGAGGCCGGGAAGTAGATCCCCGTATTGAGGTCTCCCGTAGTCGTGATCGAGGGTGCCGCCGCACTGCCAGCCGCGAACTTGGTCTGTCCGCCCAGGCTCAACCCGGTCGCAGCTGCCAGAAGCGTCGAGACATCGAAGGCCTGACCACCGGTTTGAAGACGGGACGCGGCGGCCAGCTCATCGCTGTCCGCGCTGTCGAACGCATGAATCTGCCCGTCGTCATAGGTGACGGAAGGGCTGACCCCCGTATCAATGGCCGGGGAGCCCTTGGGCACGAAGAGAAAGATGTCGTCCGCCATCAGAGGCGCTCCTTGTTACGAGTTGCGGGGGACGCGCAGCTTGCAGCCGCTGGCATAGATGGAACCGCTTCCGTTCACGCGCAGGCCGAGGTGCACGTAAACGGTTCCAGACCCGGCAGTCACTTCGGCGGGGTCAGCATATTTCGGCGATTGGTTGGCATCGAAATCGGTCGAGCTTTGCAGAATGTTTCCGCCATCACTGGCGTATTGCAGGCCATCGGTTGCACCGGCAAAGAGCACCTGGTTGACGCCCGGCGTACCGTTGATGGTGTTCCCCTCGGTAGTCAGAACGGACGACACGATCACGGCCCATTGGCCGTCCACCGTCGCTGCGCTAGCGCTGTTCGGAGAGGCGTAATTGATCTGTGACCCGGCAATGCCGATCAGCGTGTTTCCGTCGCAGTCGTCTACCTGCACCACCGCGACCACTTCATAGAAGTTTGCGGCGAGCGGCCCGATTGTCTGCGCGCCGCCCGTATCTTCCGTGGCCACCGGCGACATCCGTAGAAGATTGGTGCCATCGTCCAGCATGGCGACCTTGTTCGTCGTATCGACCACCAGGCGCACACTGGTCGGGGTCGGCGTGCCCGCATTGGTATCGACGAGCGCCTTGCCGGCAGCCAGCTCGCCATCGCCGACTGTGCTTTTCGCGGCCAGGGCGCCGGCATCGGAAATCTTGGACAGCAGCAGGGTCGGGATCTGAGAGGCGTTCGGGACGGACGTCTGAAGGATGCCCGATGCATCCAGGCCCGTTCCGATCCGGCCATCCGTCAGTTCGGTCGGCCGACCGGACACACTACCCCATGCCGCCGTGTTCCCGAGCCCCGCCCCATCGGTCAGTTCATTGGTGTTCGTGATGTAGTTGGCGTTTGTGGCACCGGTGAACTCTGCGCCGCCGCTATAGCGCAACAGGTTCGACGTGTTCGCGTCCGAAACCGAGATGGCGCTATTCAGGATGCCTTCGCTGCCACCCAGCGCCGCGAGATTTGCCGGTCGGGACGAAACCGATCCCCATACCGCTGAACTGCCCAGGCCAGCGCCGTCGGTCAGCTCGTTCGTGTTCGTGATGTAGTTGGCGTTCAGGTCCCCGACAAAGCCCAGGCCGGAGATAGTCACGGACCCGCCGCCAGCGCCCGCCAGCGCGCCATCCGCGCCGATGGATATCAGACCGTTCTCGATGCCCTCGGAACCCGTCAGCGAGGACAGGTTCGCCGGGATGCCGCCGATATTGTCGCCCCACGTCCCGCCGATGGTGCCCCAATTATCCCAGGTCACCCCGTTCCAGCGATAGTTGATGTCATTGCCGGTATCGAACCACCATTCGCCCGGCGCCGGGGAGACCGGTTCAGTCGGCGAACGGGTCGTCGGCAGGGCGTCACCGTTCAGACGAAGTGCGCCGGTATCGTCCGCATAGAAGGCTTCGACGCCCGAGGCGTTCAGGATTTCAAAGCCGGAACGCCCGCCGCCCAGATCGCCGATGTTGATGGCCCCGGACGCACCGAACGCGATGGCGATGTCCCCGGTCATCGTGAGGGCCGATCCGTCCCAGCCCATGTGATGGCCGGACGGATCGCCGACGCCGAGTTTATAGGCCCCACCGGAATAGCCCAGGAAGAAGCCCGTTCCGGTCAGATAATCGGACGCACCGCCGCGCATCGCGCCGGCGGCATCCATGATCAGTTCATTGTCGACGTAGAGGTCATTAGAGATGCGCACATCACCGGAGACGACTTCCATGGCCTTGATGGAGGTGCCGCCAACCGTGGTGAAGAAATACAGCGCATCTCCAGCCAGATTGACCAGCGAGCCGTCCTTGCCGGCATAGATTCCGATCAGGGCCGGATTGCTGCCCGAGGCCTCGACCACCGTTTCCCAATAGGCGGCGCCCGTCTCCAGATCCGCGACAGCTCCGGCAGTCGTGTTGACGTGTCCGGAGATCGTATCCGTGGTCGCGCCGACAGCGAATTCATAGGAGGCGATGGAGGAGTTGACCTGCGACGCGGTCTGAAAGGTCGAATTCGCATAAGCCGAGGTGACATAGGTGTCCGAAACCGTAGTCAGGACTTCCGTCTTCGCCGCCGCGATGGCGTCGTCCTGTCCCAGCTGCGTCGCATACGTCGTCGTGATGACGGCCCGGGCCCGGCGGTTCTCGGTCAGCTGTTGCCGGACGCTGCCCGCCATGGCGCCGAGCGAGCGCTCGATATTCAGGATGCGCGAGATGACTTCCGACTGCGGGTCCTGATAGGCGTCCGCTGCCACCTGATCAGGCCGAGCGAAGGCGGCCAGAGGTTCGGAGACCGTGAGACCGCCCTTGGCCGCGCTCGAAGCGGTTGGCACCAGGCGGAACTGCACCGCCGCCGCCGAGGCCGGGGCCGCCTCGATACCGGACAGTCGGCCAGAGGCCGCGCTATCCAGCTCATCCGTCGAAAGCACGTCGCCCGCGCTGTCATACCAGACCGCTTCCAGGGCCAGGCTCGTGGTCGCATCCTCGACAGTGACCTCCACGCCCGCCTGCACCAGCACGCCCGGCTGCACATTCTTCCGGTTCGGGAACCACAATACTTTCGTCGTCTGCTCGCCACTGTCCAGAGTCGGCCAGAAAGCCCTGAAGCCGGTCGTCTTGCCCACGATGAACCCGCCATCATCGGCCAACCAGCCATCCGATCCGGTCGGGTCCTCGATCCAGTTCAGCAGAGAGTCCTGCAGCGAGGTCGAAGCCGATTCCGCCAGGGCACCGGCCGCCTCTTCAATCGTGGCGTCGGCGCGGCCTTGCGCAGTGTTGATGGCGTTGCGCGTGGCATCGAGCGAGGCAGACGGAATCACCGCATCGGAAGAAACCAGATCATCCGGCACCGTGACATTGAGGCTCTCCACCAGCGGTGCGCTGACGGCCTGGCGCTCATCGCGCAGGGCGAGGCCGATATCATAGGCCTTGCCCGGCACCAGGTCGCGGATCTCGGCCGAGCCCGTGGCCGCCGGCTTGACGGCTGCGACCACATATTCCGAAGCGGCTGCGCCCTGGGCCTTGGCATAGACCAGCAATTCCGGGATGCGTGGATCCGGAACAGCGGTCCAGACGACCGACAGCCCCGGGATCTTGGCGCCGCCCGGTCCCGTGAACGTCGCCGGCGAGACGGTGACACCAGCCGGCTGGGACACCGCATTGGCGGCCGACAACTCCGTGACCAGCAACGGATCCGACGCGCGACCGTCCGGCCCGATCGTGCGGATCTCGATATCAAAGCTCCGCCCGGGAACGCCCGGCGGCAGCTGCGCCACACGTTCATCGCTGCGAAGATCCGGCAAGCGCTCAAAACGGGCCGTGGATCCAGATTCCGGCGTCTGGCGCCAGCGCACCTGAAAACCGGTCAGGTTTTCCGCAAAGGCTTCGGGCACATCAAAGCGCACGAAGATCCCGTCATCCGTGACGAAGCTCTCCGCCAGCTGCGGCTGTGGCGGTTTGGGCGCACGCGGCAGGGTGATGCGCGTGTCGAAGGCGGGAACCGTGCCACTATCGGCCGTGTGCCGGCCTGGCGCATAAGCGACACCCTCGATCCGCGCGTCGAAATTTCGACCCGGCCGGATCCGCTTTATGAGAATGGGGGCGGTTTCCTTGCCGGTCTCGCCAAAGGCCACCAGATCACCGACCTTGGGCGCATCGGCCGGATCGACCGGCGACGGAAGGGTCAGCGATGTCACGGCCCCCGGAACGGTAGATACGGCCAGGGAATCCGCGACCGACACCTGATAGCTGCCCGAACCGGTGCGGGTCTCCTCGACATGCCGCCAGCGAATGCCATACGTCTTGCCCGTTTCCATGACGAGCTGGCCATTGGATGTATCGCCGACCTCATCGAGGGTGATGGCGGTGACATCGCCAGCCCCATCCATGGTGAGAGATTTGACCCGGCCAGAGCCCAGCCCGACCAGCATGACATCGTGCGCCACGGCCACCAGATCGCCGCCGCGCGAGGCAACGGATTCGACATCCACCTCGAACTCGACCGTCTCGGTTTGCAGAATCGCCGTGTAAAGCCAGAATCGACCATTTTTCCAGACCGTGTCCGGATCTGTCACACCCGGGACGCGAAAGGCCTCGTAATAGGTCGCGGCCGCGGTGCCGGGCTCGGATCCATCTGCGGAATAGCCATCGGCGAAAACAAGCATTTCGTCTTCGCGATAGCCTTCATCGCGATTGGTGAAGGTGATGCGCAGGGCATGCACTTCGCCTGGAAACGATTTGCGGATCCGGAAACCGCGCGTCGATCGCGGCGTGAACAGCTGGCGCTCGCCATCCGTGCGCAGACCATCGATGACGACCGACAGCTTGCCATTCACCCAGATCGGACGGGCGCGCGCGGTGGCGCACATCATTTGCGCCGCCTTGGCGCGGGTCATGGGCGTGTCGATCACGTAATCGACGTTGAAGCCATTGTCCCGGCACCAAATCCAGAACGCCGCCCAGGCGGGCCAATCAATCCGGCTGTCGGCCAGCGGCCTTTGCGTGTGTCCGCCGCGATAGAGACACAGCACATTGTCGGCGACATTCCGTGTCGCGGTCTCACTGGTCCAATCACTGGCCGTGACCAGGGACAGATCGGGATCCGCCGCATCGGCGATGGCCGATGACAGGCGCGGTGCGACGCGTTTGGGGACCAGATTGATGACATCGACCACGCCGGACAGCTGGTCGGAGGCCTTCACATAGACGGCCATGTAGGCATAGCCGTCCAGCGGCATCGGATCGCGCGCCGAGATCGAGCGCAGAGCCGCCCATTCCACACGGTCAAACTTCTGCTTGCCATCCCCCGCCGCGCTATCCACGCGGCGCACCTCGACATCATATTGCCCCTTCGGCACCGCCGCGCGCAGCACCACGCGGAAAGGCTTGCCCGGTTCCGACCGGGTCTCGGTATGCGTTCCGCTTTGCGTGCCACCGGGAAGATTGGAAGTCCAGTTTTCCAGATCCGGTTCAGCGACAAACCAATTCAGACGATCACGGCCACCGGCTGTGGCGGCCGTATTACCCTGTGGCGCGGTAGGTCGTGCATAGACCCACGCATCGCTGGATCCGGCGGGCCGGTAGCGCATTTCGAGCTGGGCAGACAACGCCTTGTTGCGGCCCTGATCATCGACCTGACCCAGGCCTTGCGGGAAGGAATAAACACACAGCAACTCGGTCGTGTCGGTCTGGCTGGTGCGCGAAACCCACCCCGCCCCATCGAGCAAGGTTCCGACCGATTCCGTATACGGGTCATCGCGATACAGGGTGATCGGCGGATCCGTATCCTTGGCACGGATCTCGTATTCGACGCCCTCATATTCAGTGATGGCCGTCTCGCCGATCTTGATGTCGGCCGCGTCATATTCCAGCGGCATGGGCCCAAGATTGAGCAAATAGCGCAGATAGATGTCGTCGCCGACGATCTCCTGAACGGGCGCACCCTGCAACGGCGGATAAACGCGATGCTCACCAAAAAGGACCGGCATGGGCCGATAGGGCAAGGCCTGGTTCCGCGCGCCATCTACCGAATAGGTCGGCGAGGGCAATTCGGACTGGCCGAAGTCCGGCTGAGGCGGGGGCACAAGCGCATTGATCGCCAGATTGCCGACCACCATGACGGTCGCTGCGGCGGCCGCTGCCCAGAAGCTAGAGGCAATCATTCCGCCGGCACCAGCGCCGACCCATGAGGCTACAGCGATGACCGCAAGCTGCAGGACTGTACGAAGAACTTTCTCTCCGCTATCGCCCGAAGGACGCACTCGCAGCAGTAGGTAGTCGCCCTCATTGACCAGGACAGAACCCCACCCTGCCCGATCAATCTCAACCCCGTTGAGGCTGGCAACAAGATGGGCGCGCAAGATCGGATCCACCACCTCCCGATCCACGATCGACGCAATGGTCGCGCCGCTGGGTGCGAGCCCGGTCTTGGCCGAGTCAGGATTGAAGGGATGAAGAGCGACAGTCACGCGCCGATTGGCGCGCGCGGGAAGGCCCGCCGGGATGTCGTCACGCGGTGCGGTCATAGAAACCTTCGATGCGGGAAGCCCAGACAGGATCGTCCAGGCGCTCAAGATGGGTGGCGGGTTCGCCCGGCCGGTATCGCGCCGGCGCATGGGCGTGAAGAAAACTGCCCTGGCCGATGTAAAGGCCGACATGTACGGGGCGGCCTTTGATATTGAACAGGACGACACTGCCCGGCACGCGATCAGCACGATGCCAGGCGGCCACATGGGACTCGATCAAATCCGCCTGGAGGGCGAACCGCGCCGACTGAGAAGGTGGCCGCTCGGCAGAATAAAGATCGCCGTGATCCTCTGCCGGGCGACCGAAATAGCGCGGGCGGCACCAGGCCACCACGCCCCAACAATCCCAGCCGCTCGGATCCCGGCCATGCCAGACATAGGGCGTTGGCAGATAAGGCCGCCACCACCCTGCAGAGGCTGATATCAAAACAAGGCCGGCGCCGTGCGCGGCGTGAAATCATAGGAGGTGACAGGCTCCTCCTCATCAATATCCACCGCCAGCTGACCGGACACCTGCAGCCGGTCGATATCACTGCCGACCAGCTGGAATTCCGGCAAGGTCTGCTCGACCGTGTCCACATCCGAAGCCAGCACGATCTCCACCAGGACATCCGCTCGCGATTGCAGCGACCGCAAGGTCAGGCCGATGCGCTGATCGACATTGTCGATCGTCAGCGTGGCAACCTGACGCTCGCCTTCCCCCTGTCCCGGCAAGGACAAATCAAACCCATAAGCCTTGAACACATCGCCCCGGCTGGTGATGTCCTGAGTATTATTGACAAAGCGCAGCGCACCTCCCGACACACCCAGATCGGGATAGTCCACACCCAGAGCCGCCAGATCCTCGTGCGATATGGTGACCAGAGCGAGATAGACCTCGTCCGTTTCCTGCGCGACGGCGGCTTCCAGATAGGTTTGAGAGGGCATCAGATTACCTCAAGACGCACCGAGACGATGACATTGTGGCCCGGACCCATCGCGGTATCGACGCCCTGGGCACCGTCCACGATATGTGCCTCATACTCTTCGCCGGTCAGCGGTTCGGTCCAGGTGAAAGCCAGGGCCCCATCGGCCAGCGTGGTGTGAAGGAACGGCAGCCAGTAGGTTTCCCAATCGCTGACAGACCAGCGCCAGGAGATTTCGACAAAGGCCGGCACGGCGGTGAACAGGCGCCGGCGCTTTGGCCGTCCGCCATCGGTTTGCGAAGAGAGGACATTCTTGCCCGCACGCGGCGGCTTATAGCCTTCCCGGCGCGGATCCGCCGGCAGGCTGGCAGGCCAGGTTTCAGCCATCAACGCCTCCCCGGCTTGGGCACGAGGCCATAGCGAGCTTCCATTTCCGCATCAAACCCGCCCGATCCCAGCAAGCCGCCGACATTTTCTTCGAGCAGGATCTGCAATTGCCGGCCGCCATCCGCCGAACGCCGTTCGCTGGCCCGGGCCTTGCCCCCGCCGGATCGTTCATCCTTGAGGACGATATCCAGGGGCGGCAATTCAAGCGCCATGGATCCACCAGCCCGGCCACCCATCGTGTTGAGCGCCGGGATGATGTGCAGATCCTCATTGCGGGACACGTTTGCGAAGGGCTCGCCATTCAACGACAGAACATTATTGTCGAGACCGGGATTTCCCTTGAAGCGATAACTGGCGCCGGTGTCGTTATTGGGCAGGGTTCCTGTTTTTCCCGACGCGGTGTCAGTCCAGGAATCAAACACGGTTTCCAGAACGCCGGAGAGCGGGCCGGTGATGTAGCGCTGGATCGCGATATCCGCGAGCGTCCGCATTATGCGACGCCCCATGTCCTCAAAGGCATCGCCGACATCGCCGCTTGTGGTGGCAATATCAACAAGCCCATCATGGATGCCGCCCAGCGTGTCGGTCCCGGCGCGATCGAGCACATCGATCACATTCTCGTATTCCTCGGCCATTTTGCGGAGACCCTCGAACCGGCTCTCCATGCGGATTTCATTGTCATCCTCCGGCCCGTGCAGCGCCTCTTTGACGGCCCGGATCTCCGCAATGATGACATCGGCATGCTCCGGCGCCTCGCGCCACAGGGCGAACAGGCGCATCAGCCGATCGGCGGCCTCACTGGCCGGGGTGGTCAATTCTTCAAGCAGCTGTTTTTGCGCTTCCAGCGGGTCGAAAGTCGAGGCAATCGCACCGGCCAGCTTGCGCTCATCCTCTGAGAGCTGCTCCAGCTTGGGATGCAAACCGAGGGCCTCGGCACGCAGGGCGACCAATTGCCGGACCATCCCTTCGGTCATTTCGATATTGTCTTCACCGATCGTGATGCCCGCCTCGCGAATAGCGTTGAGATCGGCCTCATACTGGGCCAGCTCCTGCACTGGCGTCAGCGTGGCGCGATAGGCTTGCTCGAACAGAGCTTCCAGCTCACGCCGGCGCTCGAGGTCGATTTCATTCCGACTGGCATCAGCCGACCAGCGCGCCTGCATCGCCTCCAATATTTCGCGGGAACCGTTGCCGAAGGTGGTCGGAACGTCAAATTGGGTCGTTCTCAGGATTCGCGCCTGCTCCTCGAGCGCGACGTTCAACTGCTCCAACTCAAGCCGTAGGTCGGCAACATGGATACCCAGCTCGGCGTACTGCGCAGGCGCACTGGAAACGCGCTCGATCGTTCGAAGCATTACATCGCGCTGCATCTCAAGTATTTCAGTGGAACGTTCCTCCAGCGCCACCCGGTTCCACCCGACGGCCGTTCTAGCTTCCTCCATACGCGCCAAGGCCTGCTGACGTGACACCTCCAAATCGACTGTAGCCAGAGACTGGAGTTGCCTCGCGCGATCCTGCCTGAGCTGCGCCTCGCGAATGGCTTCTCCAGCATTGGCAAAATCCTGCAAGACCTGCTCGGAGAATGCAGCATTAATGTTCTCAGCCGCCCCAAGGATCCGCTCCATATCGTCCGCACTGCGCTGCAGTAGCGGCGCGGCTTCGCGTAGGCCCAGCTTGTCCGCTATCGCCAGCCGCCGCGCGGGATCCTGAATCTCGCGCATGCGTTCCAGAACGGCATCGAGAACAGTGGTGGCATCTGCTCCGCTATCGACCAAATCACGCAGGCCCAGCGCGTCAAAGGCATCCCGCCCTTCCCCCTGGCCTGTCGCCCGATACTCGCCGATGCGTTTGGAAAACTCCTCCAGGCCTGCCAGGGCCGCATTGAAGTCACCGCCAGCAAGCTGGACGGCCGAGCCCAGAGACAAAACGCGGTCTTCCATCATGCCGGCCGCAGCAGCAGCATTCTCCAGCTCCTCCGCCCAGAAGGCCGTCTCGCGGCTGCGCTCCATCAAGACGAAGACTTCGCGCAGGGCCAGGGCCAGCACGCCGAGACCGGCGGCCGCCGCAAGTCCCCACGGCCCGATCGAGGTGAGGAACTGGCCCAGAGGCCCGGCGCGTGACGCCAGCTCATCCACCCCGCCCTGCAGCTGCTGGCGTGCGGCGTCGACCGCCTTGAAGCCCTGTTCGGCCGGTTTCGCACCACGCTTGAGATCGCGCCAAACCCGCTCGCCAGTCGGCCCCAATTCTTCCAGACGGCGTTTCAGCTCTTCCTGTCCGCGCAGATCGAGCTTGATGACGACACTGCCGGCATTTTTGCGCTGCGCCATGCTCACTCCCCTTTTGCTTCGCGGGCCAGGGCAAGGCCGGCAAAAATGCCCGCCTCGGCATGGTCCAATAATTCCAGCGCCAGCCATTCGGGCATGCGCGGTGTCATGGTGGCCAGACGGCGCAGGGCGAGATCGATGTCGATCCCTTCAAACCCCCACCCGCCCCGTTTCAGGCAGGACCCATTGCGCAGCAGCGTCAGGACCAGCGCGCCTTCCACGGTGCGCGGCTGATGCTCTGTGAACGGGCAGAGATGCGAAGGCGGAACTTCCCGCCCCTCGGTGCGGATATCGCGGACAAGCCCACCCTTGGCGCAGGCATCACCAGAGCGCACACAGTCCAGGCAATTCTTCGCGCCACCCTCATGCACCCAGGAGAGAGTGGCGCCTATCCGTTTCCCTCACGCACCACCTGGCCAAGCGCTCGATTGATCTCGCGCTCGATTTTCTTGGCGACCGCCGGATGCCCGACAATCAGGGCCTGGACGGCCATGGGTGTCGGTTCGACCGCCTTTTTGGATTGGGCATCGCCGAAATGCTTCCAGTCCAGGATGTGCAGTTGAACCAGCTTCACCAGGTCCAGCGTCTGGGCGGCGGCCTGCAGGCCGCTTTCCAGTCCGGCGCTCTCGACCACTTTGTCAAAACCCAGCGCGGCCAGGACGGGCTGCGCACGGCCCGCAAAATCCTCATCGCTTTCGTCCTGGTTCGGCACGGGAACCATGCGCCAGGCTTCCATTTCGGCCGCCTTGCGCGAGGGCGTGGTCGGCCGGGAAAGACGGATCTCCGGAACACACCGCTCGCGATTGATGGTTTGGGCGTATTCCGGAAATTTGATGAGAATCTCGCCCGGATCAGCCGGGCCCGTGGAAATGTGGATCATGCCTCACCCGGATAGGAAGCGATCGAATTGATCAGGGTTGCGGTCAGCGCGTGCGCCACGGCCGTTTGCTCGGCACGCATCTCATAGCTTTCCGTGCGGACGCCCTGGCCGGAGGCGGCGCGCTGTTTCGGCTCAAACCGCACGGCCGGCAGATCAATCGTCAGGCTGTTATTGGCGTCCGTCGCAAAGGCGATCTTGAGATCGTCCACATCCTTGGCCGCCGCGATGTCGAACCAGGTATTATCCACCGGGCGAAGGTCCAGCGTGCCGCCGATTGTCGGATTGACATCGGGGATGAATTCTTTCGCCGTGCGATCGGGGCGCGGGATCGGGCGGTCATCGATCAGCTGGCGCTCAAAGCGCAGGGATCCACCCATCAGATTGGCCACCGCCACGCCATTGTAGAGGACCGAAGCACCGATACCGCCGGCAAAGGTGTTAAGGGCCAGCTGGGATGCCGGGGTGCCGGTCGGGTCGGACACCGGCGTGGTGATATTGGACGCCTTGCCCTGCAGGCTGATGCGCCGGCGGCCGGCTTCCGGCGTGAAGCTAATCTCCATGCGCGACCAGGTGACCGTATTGGCCAGGCGCCAATCCTCGCCATCCTGCCAGGCCAGGCTCTGGCCGGCATGGGCGCGGGCCGAGCTGTCGAAGACATGGGTGTAGGGATCGGAACCATCGGGCGCCGTCACCGCAAACAATTGCGGCAGATACCAGCCGAGCTGATTGAAGCAGAGCGGAAGATCGATGTCGAAGCCGGCCTCGACCAGCCCTTCGGCCGGCGGCTGCGGATCCATGACATTGGCCAGGCTGACGCCGATCAGCGGATCTTCGACGAGAGGGTCTGTCCGGCGCGGCGTGAAGCCGTAATGGGAAACCGGGTTGAAATTGCCGCTGGCGGCCGTGCCCGCCGCCGACTGGCCCAACGTATACAGCTGGACATCGCGCCCGATGAGATGAGGCATGGGACTGCTCCTGATTTAGACGAGAAAGGACCGGCCGAACGGCGTTCGGCGGGCAGAAATGACGGATCAGCCGGCCGCGAGCCCGGCGATTTTCAAATCACGCTTGGAGGCCTTGCGATAATGCTTGCCCACCTCCAGCGATTTGGACTTCACCACCGCCGGATCGAGAGAAATCACGGACCCGGCCGTGCCGATTCCGTCCAAATCCGCCAGCAAGACCGCCTGGAAGGGTTTCGGGGCGGATTTGGCCGCATCTTCGGCCTTGTTTTTCGCTGCCATGACGGCCTCCTATGTGGATGAAATCAGCCGGTCTGTGTGAGGCTGACAAATTCAACGGCGATGGTGAGTGAATTGAGCGTGGAGATATCCACGCCCGGGGTTTTGAGGTCTTCCGGCTCGAAATCACGCACCGAGGCATAGGTCACCACACCGCCCAGGCGCGGATCCGCCGCAATGGCCGCTGATGCGGCCTTGCGAAGCTCTGACACGCGGGCCCAGCGATCGGCATCCGCCCCGCCCAGGCCTTCGACACCGAAAATGAAGAGCGCCTCCAGATCCCAGGTCGGAGGAATACCCTGCAAGAATGCTGTTTCGCGCACTTTTCCATCCGCCAGGACGGCGCGCGCTCGCACCTTGTCTTCAGTCTGGGCCGCATCGAGATAGCGCGGATCCCGCACCACCAATTCCAGCGGATCATCCAGCAATGCCAGCGCCGCATTGATCACGGTCTCCACAGCCTCGCGGGCCTCGTCATGATCGATGGGCGTGGTCATGAAATACGTCCTTACTCCGTGCCGTAATGGCGGGTGGCGACATCTCGGAAGGCCCGCGCGAAGCGTTCCAGGCCTTCCCGACCGATTGCGTCGGCAATGGCATCCGGGTCGATCGTTTTGGGCATGGTGGCGGCGGGAACCATGATGAACATGACCACACCGTTTTCGTGTTTCTTACGCCGCAAGGTGGACGCGCTGGCGCGCCCATAACCGCGCTTGTTGCGCTGGACCTTGTCCGCCAGAACCAGGATCAGATCCCGGCCCTTGGCCTTCACATATCGCAGTCGGCCGAAGCGGCGCTCAGCCATCGTCAGGGCATAGGCCCGGGCTTTGCGCATCCGACCGGATTGGCCGAACCCATAGCCGAATTGCGGGGCATTCTCCGTCGGAATTAGGAGATATTTCCCCTCCCCGGCCCGGATGGTAAGGCCATCGGAAAAGGCCCGGATGATGTGTGGGGCGTTCGACCACCATCCGATCGACGGCGCGACGGATGCGTGTCCACCCCGATTGGGCCAAACCCGCGAGCGCCAGGCATTGGCGACCTTGTTGCCCAGAGCGCCGCGCGTATCGGCGCGCAATTCGCCCTTGCCCCAAGCCTCGACCGCATCGGCGGCCGACATGGCCACCTCGGCCAATTCTTCCAGCGTGGCATCGATATCCGCCGACAGGCTTTCAACGATATCGACATCGAGGGCGAAATCCGCGCCGCCCGATGACAAGGCAGAGAGCGCCATGGCCGGTCAGTAAGCCTCAACCAGGTCGAGCTTCCACTCACCGTCCATTTTCAAAGGCTCGCCATCCACGCGCAGGACTTCCCCATCCGACCGGGTGAACCGACCGCCATTGGCGGGCGTCACACCGGCCGCGACCAGTTTGGCGTCGGCCTTCTGGACCCACCAGATGCGTTCCACCGAACGGATCCGGCCAAAGCTGTCGCCCGTATCGTTTTCCGCATGCCGCTCATCAGGGACGACCAGAACCCCTTCGACCACAGACCCGACCGGCGGCGTGTAGGACATGACCTCGCCAAAGGCGGCATAGATCTCCGGCAGCGCGCTGTCGCGGAATTCCTGGTCGAAGGGGGACAGGGGCACGGGATCAGACCCGCTCGATCGGCGCGCCGGCGGCGATCATGGCCAGCGCCTTGCGCACCGAGATGCGGCGCTCTTCGCCGGTCTCGGTGTTGCGATAGAGGCCCCGGCCGAGCGCGGCGGCCGGTGCGGCCGGCACATCCTCGACCTCATCCTGGTCGCCGTCTTCGGCCGGCGGCGATTCCGCGCCCTTGGCTTCCTCATCGGCCGGGGTCGAGGCTTCGCCCTCGACCGGCGGCGTGACGGCGTCACCGTTCGCAGCCGGCGGCGTCCCCGCCGACAGCCGATCGGATTGAGGCGCGC